GCATAATGACTCTCCACATTCAGAACCCATCCTTTAGGACTATCAACAGGCTCATACTCATCAGCTTTTGTTGGGATTGCAATGTGATAAGCAGTGATTAGATTGTTGTTATGCTTTGCTGTCTCAGGAAAAACATATTCTGCGCTTACTGACTCAATGATGACTCTTGGTTCATCAAACTCAGGAGGGTATAAACCTGCATACTCCTGACCATATCTAACCTTTAGGAAACTATCTCCCCTATAAGCATTGGCAAGAGCTGACTCATAAAATAAAATGTCAAGGTCAGAATCTTCTTTGATCCTGTCCAATGCCAACTGCTCAGGGGAATTATCCTCTTTACCTGCTGACACATGGACACCATCACCAATTAAAAAATCTGCTGATTTCTTTGAGATAATTCCTGCTAAGTTTACAGAAACATACATTTTTCCTGACTTTGCAATGTTATACTTTCTGAATAAATCATAGTGTTCACCTTTAAATAACAGCTTATTGTCTCTATACCTTTTAATCCTGTTCTTATGCTCAACAGGAGGATAGAACTCACCCTTTCCAAACATCTGATCAAATACAACCATCTTTTCTCCCCCTTATTTATGGAAACAAAAAAAGCCTAAGGTCATAGACCCTCAGGCTTTGTGTAAAATCCTCTTGGTTTAATTCTTACTAGAGATATTGCAGAAGCTAGACAGTCAGGTAAGTCATCATGATTGTGGTTAGGATATTGGATAAGCTGCTCTTTCAATAACCTTTGATGTTTCTTGATCCTGATTAATCCCTGTTCAAACAATGGCTCTAGTGATTCAATTCTTTCTTCTTTCCTACTTCTAGGCATAACTGGTCTTATTCTTGTAAAGTACAGTGCTTGAGAATTTGCTTTTGCTTGTAGCTGCCTATAGATTTCATGCTGCGCTTGTATGGTTTCAACTCCAAAGATTTTAGGTCTGTAATGTGCAATAAAATCTAATGCCTTGTCCATTGCTTTAGATGGAACGCATTTTTCAGCCCACGCCTCAAGAATGTATATTGCGCCTGTTCTGATTTCCCTGCCATAGATGATAATGGCGTTATAATCTGACCTTGAGTTTTTACCTAAAGCAATATCCCAAAACCCATATACATCTAATCTCAGTCTATTACCATTGACATCAAATAAATCTTTGTCATCAAATTCAAGCAGGTAGTCCTCTTTGAAAATACAGGATTCATCATCAGAGGGTTTATTCAGATACTCAGATGAGAAAGCTCTTGAACCAATTTCAACCTTTTTGACCATCAAATCAAAATAGCTGAATCTATCAGCCCACAAAACCTCAACACCTTCATCCATCTGCTCTCTATTCAGCTCATAGAAGTCCCTTGCATCATTCAACCTGTTAGGATTTTCAACATCCCTAAGCATTGTGTCTAGCTGTGTCCACAGGTTTTCATTGATTGGCTCTGAGATAACTGCTGAATACATCTTACTGTCATAATCAGCCCTGTTCATGATGTTTGGCAGCAATCCTTGACCATGCACAAGCGTTCCCATGTATACAATGGCTGTTCTTTTTGGATCACCCATAGGAACAATTACTGAGTTAAACCAATGCAGATTTTTCTCCCTTAATTCCTGAGTATTAGTGTTCTTGGCTGATTCCAAGTCATCACAAATAATCAGATCAGGTCTTGAGCTTCTGAATCTTGATCCCCTCAACTGACCTCCAATAGAAGATGCTTGAACCCTAATATCTGTATGAGTAATGAAACCCTCTTTATTGTCCTGCTCATTTTTGGTGCTATTTAATGAAAGGATTTCTCCAAAGTCAGATTTTAATTTTGGGTTCTCTTTCAGATTCTGTGAAATAAACTCAACAAAGTTCTGAGACATTGAGATAGTTTCAGAAATAATGATGATGTATTTCCTAGTTCTGTATGTGACTGCATGTGTAGGTTCAATATTACTTAGGTAAGCAGATTTACCGCTGCCCCTGCTTGCTCCCCAACAAATGTTTTTAGTTTTGTCAACTGTATTCAGTTTATCTAGCTTGTCACATAATTCCCTATGAAAATCAGGTGCTGATTCAATGGTTACACCTTTTGGAATAAGATTGTTCTCATTTTCAGGGTTTCTCTCTTCTGAAAAATACTCATATGTGTAAAACAGAATGTCAAAGTATCCCCTTGTAATTCTGTATACTCTCTGATAGTAAGGAATATCAGTTTCAATCAGTTGTCTTGCCTCATCCAGTTCACCATTACCAATACAATTCCTTGCATCTATTTTCAGTTCTTCAATTTTCCCCTCAAGTTTCCAAGCATATTCTTTTACTTTCTCTAATGGTGTGTTTTTCATCCATTTTAAAAGATCATCAACTATCATACTGCTCCCCCTTTATTCTTTGCCTCTATCAGCGTTCATATATTCAGGTAGCTGAGAGCTAAAAAATAAAGGTGGTCGCTTTTTGTGAGGGCAGTTTTTCTGTGATAGCAGTTTTTTGCAGAAAAAAAAAGAGAGGCTTAGCCCTCTCCCTCATTTTTGTATTCTTTTAATCTTCTATAGAATGTCGCTTTACTGACCCCTGCCTCTTTCACTAATTCATTGACTGAAACCTTTGGATCAGAGATATATCTTTTAATTGCCTCCTGTATTTTGTCCTCAGGAAGCGACCTGCTTAAACCTGCTTGATTTATGTATGCATAAGCTGTTGGTTTGGAGCAGCCTACCTCATCCAAAATATCCTGAATGGGTTTACCTTCCTGATACAGTTTTAAAATCTGTACTTTCTGTTCAGGATTCAACCTGTTCACTGTCTCAGTTACCTTTTCCTTCTTACCAAGTCTGATCAAAACCCTGTATATTGTAGAGGTGGAAACCCCCATGACCTCAGCTATTTCCTTGATGGACATTTCACTTTCCCACAGGTCAATAATTGCTTTTATCTTTTTATCTCCAAGCGATCTAGGCATAATGCGTTTCCTCCCTGACAATCTTATAAAATTGTGTTTTTGTGATTCCTGTCATTCTCTTAATGGCATCAGGTGTCATTTCACCTAGTAAATATAGCTTGATTAGATGCTGAATTTCATCATCAGGCACTTTCCTTTCAGTGATATTCTTTGTATGAAAATTAACACTGTCTATGCTCACTGACAGCCTCTCAGCAATCTCTTTCTTAGGTAGTAATGTATTTGTATACAGGCTCTTTATCTCCTCTATAACAGCCTTAGAGAGCCTTTTCCCTGTGTCTTGTTTTTCCCTTAGTCCTGCCTTTAGTGTATTCCTTGTTACTGTTGATTTAGCTACTCCAAGCTGTCTAGCTATCTCAGCACTGGAAACACCCATTTGATACATTTTGATAATCTCATTTCTCTTGTCAACAGTGATAACTTTAGCCATGATATTCCAACTCCCTAACTTTCCTATAGAGTGTAGCCTTACTAACTCCTGTAATATCAGTTATTTCTCTAACTGTTAATGCCCCTGAATAATATAATTCCAATGCGTAATTAACTTTTGTTTTGTTTGCTTTTGGTCTGCCAAATTTCACTCCTTTTTCTTTGGCAATCTGAACACCCTCTTTAACCCTTTGAATGGTCATTGCTCTTTCCATCTGACCTAATGCACCCATTATAGTAAGCAAAAATTCAGACATTGGATTTTCTGAGGTTGTATCAAGCCAAGAATCATTTATTGACTTGAGGGATGCGCCTTTAGATTTAATTGTTTCCACAATTTCAAGTAAGTCTTTAGTTGATCTACTGAGCCTGTCAATGGCAACTATAAGGACTGTATCTCCTGCCTCCAAAGATGAGAGCATTTCCTGCAATTGTGGTCTGTTTTTCTTTGCGCCGCTCATTCTGTCAAAGTAAAGTTTATCGACCTTGCCCAATAGCTGCGCCTCCTGTCTGCTGAAAGTCTGTTCATCCTTTTTGGTGCTTATTCTCATATATCCATATATCTTGCCCATTTGTTACCTCCTGATTATTTAACCTTTGAGAACATACTACCATAATTACAGGATAGTGTAAATACATTAAGGTGTAATTACAGAAAAATGTATTTCATAGGGCAATAAAAAAGGCAGAAGCTGTGTAAGCCCTGCCCAAATCTCATTAATTCATGAATGCATTTCTTTTTATTTCCTCCTGCGCTGCCTCAATCTCATCCTCTGACAAACTAACCAAATTACCTGTATCATAGTTGAGTTTTAAAACAAAAGCCTTTCCCCATAAACCTAATCTATTCAGAGGGAATCCTTTTGATAGCCCATCCTCATTGCATACAATAACAAAATCTTTATTATGTGCAATTTCAATATCCCCCTCTACTAATTCCTGTAAATTCTCAAGAGTATAATCAGTTTCAAATACCCCCATGTACCCTCTTTCAACTAAAATGCCTTTTAATTTGTCCATATTGTACCTCCAAAATTTGTTATACCTCTATTATACTACAAACCCTGTTTTTACATGAAAAAAGAGACAGAACATAAGCTCTGCCTCAAACTGCTTTAGGTATATATGTTTTCATCCAGTCATTAAAATGATCAAGTTTACTATAAGGAACATTTAAGTTCTCCCCAAAATTCGCTGACATATCAGCAAGCTCAATCCTCCAAACAACAAACTCTGCATTGAAAAGAGGGAAACCATTGATTATCTTGGTTGAAACTGAGTCCTGATTGGTGTCATATTTCAAGACCAAATCTCCTGCAAAATCCCTGTTGTAAGGAATGTACGCTTTCCCAACCCTGTAGCCACCTCTTGACTCTTTCCTTTTCAGCATATTGATAGCCATAGGTGTATTTGATGTTACATGAATGTAATGTCTTTTTGTCTCAGTCTCAAGGATCATATCAATGCCCATTACACTATCAATCAGAGGATGAAGAATCATTTTATATTGCGGCAGCTCCTCCCTGACTAATGCCTCAAGGTGCAGCTCAATCACTTTACTCATGTATGTTCTTGTTAATCTTAATTTACAGGCCTCTACCATAATTGGCGTAACCTCTATTTCAGGCTTATGCGTTGCCAAATGACTAAGCATTTTATTGACTCCTGCATCAACAAAACTTTTTTGTGTAGGAAGTGTTTCTTTCAGGTCTAGCAGAAAATCAAACAGAGTAATGATGTCCTCCCCAAAAGATACAATTGATTCAATAGTGTTTACTTCTTGTCGCTGTTCATCTGTTAAATCCTTTTTACTGATCCTCTTAATAGGTGCGTATTCTTCTTTTGCAAGCAAGTTTTCAATTTCTTTTGATGTCAACATGTAAATGCCCCCTTTAAATCTGTAATTAGAGGCACTTGGTAAACTGTGACAAAGCAAAAAAAGACAGATCAGTTATGATCTGCCCCAATTACTCCATATACTGAATCTCTAAGCTCTCTTACCTCATTCTGACTCATTTCAAGTAAGTGTCTTAGGTGTTCTACTTCTTCTGCAAGTTTCTTTTCATTATGTTTCAACAAAAGGTACTCCTGAGCAGGTATTGCCGCAATTGTAGCCTCATAACAAACATGTCCATATGCCGCAATCTTTTTGACCTCAATGATTTTTGAAACTTCTGTAAGTAATAGATTCACTGTTCTATTTTCCATCTGTTTATGAAAATCAGCTACTCTGTCCTGCGGCATTATCATGTCTAATTCTGTTAGTCTTGCGTTAAAAATATTTTTGTCATTCATTATAAAAACCTCCTATTTGTTTTCATGGCTATGATTAGAAGAAGATTCAGTTTTGTGACATAAAAAAAGACAGGTCATTTAAGACCTGCCCAATTTATAGTAAACCCTCTTTCATTGAATAGTAATACTGTTTATATTTGTGCATAAAGTTCAGGCAATCTATTTTATACTGTGTGTGCAGTAGGTTGTCAGTGATCCTCAGTTCTGAGTAAAAGTCATCATGAGTGTTGCCCAAAAGTCTCCATAGTAAGTATTCAGTTGCATTCAGTGCGTCTGTCAAATTAATGTCTTTTTCAAAGTATCCCCAATCTGAAAGTAGATGTTTCACTACCAAAGGTAAATAAACTGTCCATTCATCAGCGTTGTCAATTTTAATTCCATTTTCCATCAGTTTACCTCCAAAAACAGAACAAATGTTTGTATAGATATAATAGCATGATTACAGTATCCTGTATAGAATTTTTTTCTGTAAGTATCTGTAAGCCCAAAGTATTTTTTATTGTGAGTATTTTCTGTACACAAGATGCAGTGAATTTCCCCCCTATGCCCCCTGTGGTGGGGGTTGACAAAGGAAAGAACAAATATAATTCTGTTCATCATTCAGATTGTCTCAAGGAAAACAGTCTCAAAAAGACATCATTTTGATACAATTCTTTCATGCTGATAAATAAAGGTTTTGTTTTGTCTCAATTGTTTGTATCAAAAGTATTTAAACAAATAAAAAGAAAGAGAGACAACAGCACATGCCATCATCTCTCTGTGTGTGTTACATATTATCTAAGTCTGACAATAGATCAGCAAGACTCTTATCATCAACTGTTGTTGTTACTTCTTGAACATCCTTTAATCTTCCTTGGTTCTTGAGTAGTATCTCAATAGCCTTTAGCTTATTAGCAGGCTTGATCTTAGGGTTATTAATAAGCATCCTTAGCTGTGCATATCCATCAGGCAGGAAAGACCTCTGCACTTCCTCTGACTGCCTCAGTAATTCATCAATAAAATAGCCTTCTTTTTTCCATGCATACAGGGTACTTGGATTAACCCCAACCTCATTAGCTATCTCCTCATTTGATAAACCATTGACATCCTTGTAAACCATGAGGGCTATAGCTTTGTATTGCTCAGGCTTTAATACTCTCCTTTTGACATTCGCCATCTGTAAAACCTCCTTAAAATAAATGTTTTTTGTGC